ACACGACGCTCTTCCGATCTCAGATGACGAAGATGAAGATGATGACGAAAAAACTAACGAAAATTTTAACCTTGACGAGTTTGAAGTAGAAGGTGAACCAGAAATGGATATGGGCATGGGCGGTGGTGATACTGTTGATGACATGGAAATGGATATGGGCGCACCAGACGGTGAAATGGATATGGACGCCGACGGCGAAGATGACGATACACCAGCTACAATGGGCGACATTAAAGATTTAGAAGCTGAGCTAGAAGATCTAAAAGCAGAGTTTGAAAACATGCTTGGTGATGACGAAGGTGAAGAAGGCGACGACATGGATGATGACGCTGAAGGTGACGACGAGATGGACATGGGCGACGATGAAGAAGGTGAAGATGAATCACTTAACTTCGAAGCTAGTGACGACGAAGTAGAAGAAGCTGATGATAAGTCAGAAAAATCTGCAGGTGAGCAAATGCGTGAGTATGTTGAAAAAGTAACTGCTACAATGGGTGACAATGGTGCAAACGCCAAGTCAGTCGTAGCAGGTAAAAACGACATGGGCGGCACTGCTTCAAACTTGGTAAAAGGCGGAGAAGCTGATACTAAAGGTACAACAGGTGGACTAGCGGCAAATACTACTAAAGATATGTCAACAGGAAACGTCAATGTACCGGGCGGTAAAGCAGCAAAATCAATGTCAAAAAATCCAAAAGGCCATGGCGCTGAGAAAAAAGGCGCAGGCGAAAATGCTGCTGACAAGAAGTCGATGATAGGCAGCTAATTGGGGACTAACAGATGAGAAACAATCTAAGAGAACATTTGACATTTGACCAAGCACAAATGGTCGTTGAGTCTGCTAACGAAGGAAAAGACTTGTACATGAAAGGTATTATGATACAAGGCGGAGTACGCAACGCTAATCAGCGTGTGTATCCTGTGAATGAAATTGGCAGGGCTGTCAAAACGCTCGGCGAGCAAATTGCTGGTGGATATAGTGTTCTTGGCGAAGTTGATCATCCGGAAGGACTTAATATTAACTTGGACCGTGTAAGTCATATGATCGAGCAATGCTGGATGGATGGCCCAAACGGATATGGTAAACTAAAGATACTACCAACGCCGATGGGACAACTAGTTAGCACCATGATACAAAGTGGTGTGAAGCTAGGGGTTTCGTCACGTGGCTCTGGTAATGTTAGTGAAAGCGGAGATGGCCAAGTCTCTGATTTTGAAATTATCACTGTGGACGTTGTGGCTCAGCCCAGCGCCCCCGGTGCTTACCCGACACCAATCTACGAGCATTTAATGAATGCACGTGGAGGTATGCAGGCTTACGAACTGGCACAGGCAACTAAAGAAGACCCTAAGGCACAAAAGTACTTAAAAGAATCGCTGATTAATATAATCAGTCGACTCCAATAAAAGGAGAATAATATGTTGGATGCACTAAAAACACTTTTTGAAAATGATGTAGTTTCCGAAGACGTGCGCCACGAAATCGAAGAAGCATGGGACAGTAAGATTAAAGAAAATCGTCAATCTGTTACAGCTGAACTTCGTGAAGAGTTTGCTCAAAAGTATGAGCATGACAAATCCACTATGGTAGAAGCTATTGATTCTATGATTAGTGAACGTCTTGCTACAGAAATTGAAGAGTTTGCAGACGATCGTAAACAATTAGCCGAGGCAAAGGCAAAGTATGCAGTAGCAATGCGTGAAAACGCAGGACTAATGAAACGCTTTGTAACTGAGTCACTGGCTAAAGAAGTAAACGAACTTCATGAAGATCAAAAAGCAATGGCTGGTAAGTTCAGTATGCTTGAAGATTTCGTAGTAGAGTCACTTGCGAAAGAAATATCAGAATTTAATGAAGACAAGAAAGACTTAGCAGAAACGAAGGTAAGATTAATTCGTGAAGCTAAAGGACACTTCAGCAAATTGAAAACACAGTTTGTTGAAAGAAGTGCAGCTAAAGTAGCTTCTATAACTGACAAAATTTTAACTAATGAAATTGGTCAATTAAAAGAAGATATTGAAGCAGCACGTAAAAATGATTTTGGGCGTAAACTGTTTGAAGCATTTGCCAGCGAGTATGGTAATAGCTACCTTAATGAAAACTCAGAAACTGCAAAGTTACTGAAAGTTATTAAGATCAAAGACAAGCAGCTAACAGAAGCAAAGAAGACGGTTGTTGAAAAGCAAACTTTAGCAGAAGCTAAACAAGCTGAGATCAAGCGTATGACTAATGTAGCTCAAAGACAAAATGTCATAAGTGAATTAACGGCTCCTCTAAACAGGAACCAAAAAGACATTATGATGGATTTACTGGAAAGTGTTCAAACTGGTAAGCTACGCTCACAGTTTGACAAATACCTACCGGCAGTTATAGACGGTAATGCTCCAGAAAAGAAGGCGAAATTAACAGAAGGCAAAGAACACACAGGCAATAGAGAAGAAACCAAAAGTCATGACAATGTAAGCGATGATAGCAACTATAATGTAGTTGATATTAGACGTCTTGCAGGATTAAATTAAGGAGATATCGATATGTCAGAACTATTAGAAAGTCGCTGGCAGGACACCAAAACTGCACTTCTTGAAGGCCTTTCAGGCACAAAGAAAAGCGTAATGGCAAGTACACTGGAAAATACACGTAAGTATTTGTCAGAAACAGCCACAGCTGGCGCAACATCCGCAGGTAACGTAGCAACTCTTAACAGAGTGATTCTACCCGTTATCCGTCGTGTTATGCCTACAGTTATTGCTAACGAAATTGTTGGTGTTCAGCCTATGACAGGACCAGTGGGTCAAATCCACACACTACGTGTACGTTATTCGGACACGGCAGGCACAGGCGCTTCAGGCGCTATTGCAGGTGAAGAAGCACTTTCACCATTCAAGATTGCTGAAGCATATTCAGGTAACGCTACATCTGCAAAAGCAGATGCTACAGCTGCACTTGAAGGAGCGGTTGGTAACAGACTAAGCATCCAAATCTTGAAGCAGACAGTAGAAGCAAAAACCAGAAAGCTATCAGCTCGCTGGACTTTTGAATCTGCACAAGACGCACAGTCAATGCACGGTATCGACGTAGAAGCAGAAATCATGGCAGCACTTGCCCAAGAGATTACTGCTGAAATCGACCAAGAGATCCTAGGATCACTTGCTACACTAGCAGGAACTGGTACAGATACATTTGACCAGGCTGCTGTTAGCGGTACTGCTACTTTTGTTGGTGACGAACATGCTGCTTTAGCTGTTCTAGTTAACAGAGCAGCAAATAGAATTGCACAGAGAACACGTAGAGGCGCAGGTAACTGGGCTGTTGTTTCTCCAGCAATCTTAACTGTACTACAGAGTGCAACTACTTCAGCGTTCGCAAGAACAACTGAAGGTGCTTTTGAAGCTCCAACAAACACTAAGTTTGTAGGCACATTAAATAACGCAATGAAAATTTACGTTAACACATATGCTGCAGACGACGATGTACTAGTTGGATACAAAGGCTCAAGCGAATCAGATGCAGCGGCATTTTATTGCCCATACATCCCGCTAATGAGCTCAGGCGTAGTGCTTGATCCAACATCATTCGAACCAGTCGTATCATTTATGACACGTTACGGATATGTTGAATTATCAAACACAGCATCGTCTCTAGGCAACGCAGCTGACTACTTAGAAAAAGTAGAAGTAACAGCGGCAAACCTAAGCTTCAGCTAAGTTTAACTTACTGTGAACTTCAAAATAGGCGCTACGGCGCCTATTTTTTTGACTTTTTTTAAAGTGGACCTTTTCTCTTATTAGATAAATACTTGTGTCAAATAGTGTGCCGCAAGGCGGACTTATGCTGTTACCCGCAGCGTACCGGATAGAACCCGGATAGGACTACTTTAATAGGAGAAAAAAAATGGGAAGACCAATTAATAAAAAGAACATCGGCCAAGGATCTAGCCGTATATCTGTAACAACTGTAAAGTTTGCTGCAGGTGGTGAGGTTCTTAATGCATGGATTGTTTCACAGAGATCAACTAACAAGTTTATTGTTAGTGATGGAACTAAAACAGAAACTTGTACGCTTGTAAACAAGAATACTGGAGCATTAGCTGCTGGTGAATTTAACATTTACGCAGTGCTAGACGATTCTACTGTAGTACAAGTTACAAAACTTCGTAACAGAACTATTCAGTATGAAGGCGGCACAGCTCAAGTACAGAACATTAAATATGTTCGAGGCCCTGGTGATGAAAACGCTGGTGTAGCTGGCGCAGCATCTATAGCTGTACAAGACTAAGTGAAAAATTGGGGGGAGAAATCCCCCTAATATATACATAGGATTTATAAATGTCAAAAGTACTAAGCGTTAATAACGGAAATTACACAGTTAAAGTCGAAGGTGGTGGTCAAATACTCTTTGATACTTCAAGAGGCACTCTTGTCAGTGGAAAGCCTGCTGGAACTGTAGTAATACGAGGCAGTTTAGAAGTAGAAGGTACTACTACAACTGTTGAAAGTAATGATACTTTAATTAACGATAACATACTGACATTAAACAACGGTCAAACTGGTGCAGGAATTAGTGCATCAAAGAATTATCAAGCAGGAATTGAAATTGATCGAGGATCCGAAGCAACAGCTAAATTTGTTTTTGATGATAGTGTTGCTTGGGATATAGGTGGAGACTCTGGTACTGGAGGATTTAAACTCTTTACAGGATCAGGCGCCAAAACTACACTTGTATTAGATGGAATTAAATCTAATGCCGCACTATATATAGACACTGGTAATAATGGCATTAGTGTAACAAATGCAACCGACTATGAAACAAACGTATTTCCATATACAGGAAGTGCAGTTACTGGCGGAGCCATTGATGATGACATGATTCCT